TCATCCACCCATGCCTGTCCGGTGACATATGTGCCGTATGTTTTCTGCCATGGGGCACTGTCACGCCTGCGCTCTTTGGGCAGGATCGTGCGCCAATCATTTTCCTGTTTATATTTCTTTGTGCCGGGCTTTGCCATAAATCATCCCTTCGATAAAATCTTCCAGCGCCGTTCCTTTGTGTAGACCACAGGCGTCCCGACCTCTGCCTTCAGGGTGACCTTGCCATCGACATATGCCGCCACCCTATCCATCACCCATGCCATGATCGACGGGTGATGCTCATTGAGCAATTTCACATCTGCCTTGGGCGATGCCTTCCCATTGAATATCCCGACCTCGAAAACATTCTTGCTGGCCGTCTGGTCCAAATGCACCTTCACATTAATCCATCCGGCCATGCATTTATCGGGACAAATGACCAGATGCCATTTTCCCCGTTTGGCCATCAAGAGGTGCCTCTGCGTCCGCAAATAGTTTCTCTTGCCATATCGCATCCCGACCTCCCCTACATTCGGCATACGTCTCGCCATGCAAACCTCCCTTCAACCTGTTTCCCATATCGCAAGCGGATGCATCACCCACGACCAGCGGGAGAGCGGATGGGAGCCACAGGCGACCTTCCGCGTTGGGGGAAGCTTCCGCATATTCCCAACCACCCTGTAACCCGCTCCGCGCAAGGGTGTATGGCGTATACGCCCACCCTCTGTATACGTTTAGTATCAGGGTACTTCCGCCAAATTTACTTCCGCCTACCTCCGCCTACGGAATCCTTGAAAAGCGGAAGTAAATGCTTTTGGCTTTGGCTTACCTCCGCCAATTTACCTCCGCCACTTACCTCCGCCTACGTCCGCCGCAGAAAACCGCCAAAGGCGGAAGTAAGCGGAAGTAGATTTGTGGTTACCTCCGCCATTTGGCGGAAGTAGATTTTGCTTACCTCCGCCAACATTACGATGGCTTATGGATCGTTGCGCGGGTTAGCTTGGGCGTCTTCTTTTTGTATATCGCCAGCCCATCCGCATCCAGCTTGGCCATGATCTGGGCAGCCTCCTTGAAGGTGAAATTGCCTGCCTTCATGAGTGCGCCTACCGCCTTTATTTGCATGGCTGCTGCCCCTCATTGATCCGCGCCTGCCTGTTTACGGAAAACGACACCAGCGCCTTCAGCAGCTTGGCCGATCCGTTCTTGGCATCGATAGCCGCCTTGCGCTCCGCGTCATTGTTCCATGTGATCTGAAAGTCGCGATGCTTTTCCGCTTTCGCCCGTTTTGCCTCAAGCTTCAGCATTTGCTCACGCAGATAAACGACGCGCTTCAGATCCGCGCCCAAATATGAGGCAATGAACCTGTCGTCCGTGATATATTTGCACATGCGGATAATGTCATAATCCGCCTGCGTTCTTCCCCTTACTTCCTTCATTTTTTGCTCCTTTAAAATCGAATATCATCATCTGCCCATTCATAAATATCCCAGCCGAAATTATCATGCAGGAATTGGCGCAGGGTCATCGCTCTTCTCCCGTATCTCCAGCCCACGGGCTTCCAGTGCGGCGCGAAAATCATGTAGATCGTAGCCACCTTCGGACAATTCGCTCCACACCTTCTCCATTTCCGTTATTGGATCGGGTTCTGGCTTGGGGATGATGTAACCGGAAAGGGTCTTTGCCATTTTCCAGCGCGGACCTTTGGATGGTCTGCCAAAAAACGGGACGGCCTGCTCCAGCACATCGCTCATTTCTTGCTTAAATGCATCGGTCTGCTCAATGGCAAGGCACAGAGCCTCCCAAAGGAATGGCTGTAGCAGGGAATTTGGGCATAATCGCTTATTTTGCCTGCGCCCAAGGTGAATTTGAACGGCCAAATTCAGCGCCGTTGCCTGAGTATCGTCCATTTTGGTTTGCTCCTTTGCTTGTTGATACCTCCTGCTAGGGCAGGCCGCCCATTATATCAAGACTTTTTTGGGTGGCGATTTATTTACACAATAAATGCTCTAATTCACGGATGGCCCATTGGATGCCTTGGATCTCGACGCCCATGTCGTGCAGGCCGTGAGCGTCCTTGGCATGCAGAAACACCTCCGCCATATCCCAGCATACCTGTTCGCGCTTGCGCAGCGCCTCAATGCGTTCTTTAATCATCCCCACCAATCATCCTCCATGCTTCTGCGTTCATCATCTGAAATGACTGGGCGCGTTGCGATTAGGTAACCCGTCAGGCCAAGCAGCCCGATAATTATGATGAATAACGGCGTGTTGCTGTTCATCTGCCCTTGCTCCCTATCTAATGCGCGTAATGGTCGTAATGCGCGTTTTCTTGTTCGTTTTGCAGCGGTAACAGCGATCATGCTTGATACCGAATGCGCTTGCCCTGCGGGCGATCCTTTTATTGTCATTGGGTGTCGGGGCCGGAAAGTCCTTGGACTCCCCGACCGCCATTTCGTGCAAGCCATATGTTGATGGTCTTACAAATGTCATGTCAATCGCACTCGATCTCACGGGTTGCAGTCCAGACGAACGGCATGTAGCAAATCTCATCTCCGTCCTTGGTCACAGTCCAGCCAGACAAGTAACCAGTGTCGCCAACAAGCACAGCCGCTGCCGCTGGAACCGCTGCACCTGCAGCCAAGCCAATCATAAATCCAATCACTAACTTTTTCATTTCTTAATTCCTTTTTCATTTTTCGGTACAACGCCCTTTTTTAACAGGCGACCTGTCTTAGGGTCGCGGAAATATGCCTTTGAAATCATAAGCTGGGCAAGAAAAAGCTCTTTTCGCAGGCGCTTGACCTCACTTTTACTGAATTCTACAATTTCCTCGACATCTTTGCGGGTGTGCAGTCCGGTTAATTTATTAATGATGCTCATTTCACTCTCCTCCTTAATCGTCATACCAATTTGCGTTGGCTGGCGGTGCTGCTTCGTCATAAAGGGTGCGCAGGACCTTCAGGCCACGGGTCTTGGTCTTGTAGTCAGCGGTGCTGACTTCAATCACCTCATTGACCAGCCATGCCTCCAACATCTGCTCCGCCGTCTGGGGCGCGACACCCCAGCGGCTTGCGATTATCGTGACGGCATATCGACCATCGCGCTTCGCATGATAATGGTTCGACCATGGGCGCTTGGATGTCCAAGCCTCTTGCATGGCGTATAGTATCTCCTGACATATAAGCTTTGATGGCCAGTCTGTCTTGGCTTCCTCCCCAGCGCTTTCGTCTGTTGGCTCCGCATACAGGCTGGTCGAGCCTTTGATGTCCCCGATCTCAATCTTCTTCAGGCGGAAATTCTGCTTCCAGCCGTCCGGTGCAGACTTAATCTTCTTGGCCAGCATCTCGCCAATGTCCGCACCCTCTTCGCGGGTGATAGACAGCAGAGCGTCACCAGCCCCGTCAAAGACCGTAGAGCCACGCAGGTTGCCATTCCGGCTTGTGTGGTGGACACCAGCCACAGTCGATCCAAACACCTCCCTGACGCGGTCACAGGCGGATATAAACAGCGTCATATCCTTCTGGAGGTTTTCGTCCGCTCCGGGAAGCACACGGCTGACCGTATCGACGTTGATCAGGACCGGAGGCTCCCCAAGCTGGTTAGTGATGTCCAGCACCGTGCGCAGAAGCTTATCAACGTCCGCTTCGGCCATAAAGTTGATGGTCTGGCGGATCAGGTAAAACGGAATATCATCGACGCTGATGCCCGTTTCCTTTTCCCACGCCATGATGCGGAATTTAAGATCCGCGACACCTTCGCTCGACAAAAGCACAACGGGGCCATGCTTGTTGATCTTGCGGCCCCACCATTCGTCCAAGCCAGCGGCAATGGACAGCGCCATGCCAAGGCTGATGAACGTCTTGCCACATCCCGGAGGCCCATAGATAAACATCAGCGAATTTTCGATCACGATGCCCTCGACCAGATACTTCGGATCGGGCAGCGCCTTGATGTCCTTTATGCTCAACCGTTCGTAAACGTCGATGTCGGCCTGCGTTAAGGTGTGCGCGCCATCACCGCCATCGCCTGTCGGCTCCTGAAAAGCCGTATCGGGCTTTTTTTCTGGTGCGGGGACAGCCGCCGCTTCCTTTACGCGACCGTCCCATTGCCCCATGGCAATATTCCATTTCTGGAAGAACAGGGACGCACCGCGCCCTTCGCGCTCCAACAGGATGTGGTTTGGTGTTCCGGGCTCGAATAATCTGCTTTTGACGTTCTGGTCGTATTTCGTGAATGCATCGCGCATTTCACGCTCCGCCTCAGCATCGCTGATAAACGGGCAGTCGCGATACATCTGCACGACCCGCGCCCAGATCAGGCGCGTCATATAATCTTCGCGACCATCCACGATCTGCCCGAAGGCGTCTGTAGCTGTCGCAGGGCTGTCTGTGCGCTCACCGCGCTCGACCTTGGTGTATTGCGCCAACAGATCGTCAATGGCCTCAATGAGCCACATGGGAGCCTCTGGGACTGCAATCGCCCATGGCTCAAAGCCCTTGACCCATTCGTAAGAATGACCGCTTTCGTGCTGGCTGGGCGGCAGCATGGCAAATCCACCCTGACCGCGAATGTCCACGCCCATGCTTGTTTTGTTGGTGGGCGACACCCAGCCTTCAGGGGCCTTGAACAGCAATTGCAGGCCACCGCCGCCAGTGCGCTGTGTGGGCGCGTTAATCGGCATGCTGCGGTTATGGTTGTCGATCAGGTCATCCAGCCACGTCTTGGCCTTTGGATGGTTGTGCAGGTCGATGTCGAGGACAAATATGCCACCGGACGCATCGCCTGTGATAATTCCCATATTGGGGCGAGAGCGGAATTCACCGCTCCCACCAAACCAATTGTTGAACGTGCCTTCGTCGGCAATGTGATCTTCGTAATCACGCCACTTGATGACAGGGCGCTTCCACGCCTTGTCTTCGCGGGGCATCTTGGCCGGAACGACCTGAATGCCCAGTTGGCGATACATTTTGGCATAGTCAGCAGGACCTGCAAAATCGTAATCGAATTGAATATTTTCCACTATCAGCCCCTGATCTATATATAATTAAAGCGTTTTCGCTCCGTAATAAGCTATGAGGGAAGCGTCAGATCGGCCATCGTCCTTCTTGCGCTGGAACAGTTCGACCTGCGCTGGAAAAAGCTGCATCGCTCTTTCACGGCTCCCGTCCTTACCTGCGCGCTGATTGACAGCCTTCTGCCACGCCTGAGGCGTTACAAGCGTTGTCGGGATGTCATATGCAGCAAGGATGCCCTCGACAATCCCTAATGATCGGCCAAAGCTGAAAACAGATGTGACGCCCTGTCCGGTCATCGCGTTGACGCGCTCCAGAAATGCTGAATTGATCTTCCGGCCAGCGATGTGGTTGGCCAGCGCCTGAGCGCTGACCTCCCGCTTCTTCTTGCCATTGCGGACAAGTTCCAACACTGGCATGTCAACGACCTCAACGGTCTGTTCGACCGTATCGTAAAACGCAAGCGCCCCACTAAGGCCGGGATCGATGCCAAGGACAATCACAGGCCCAATGCCGCTTTGTATGTGTCGAGCAGCGCCTCCTCTTCGTCACGCGCATCCTTTTCCATGCGGCGCAGGCGAATGATTTGCTTCACGATCTTGGTGTCGTAACCCTGACCCTTGGCTTCGCTGTAGACGCACTTGATGTCATCAGCGATGCCCTTTTTCTCTTCTTCCAGACGCTCAATGCGCTCAATGTATTGGCGCAGTTCCGCCGCTGTAATTTCATAAGACATTAGTTTTTCTCCTTGTTGCGTTCTTCGATCATTGCGTCGGCATAAGCATATGCCAAGCGGGCAGCTTCCCACTCGTTGTTTTCGCGACAGGCTGACTGCAAAACCATGCCAGCAAACCAGTCACGCAGTTCCATACCGGGCCTTGGGCCTGTGTCTGAAACGTGTGGGTAAACATATTTATCCTTCATTTTCACTTCCTCTTATTGAATTGTTTCGGTCACAGCGTCGGCTGCGATGCCTTCGTGGATGGCCGCAACTGATTCGTTAACGGCTTCGCGGATCGACACCGCCATCTTGTCGATGAACCCTTCGTCCAATATGCCGCACACCAGTCCGGTCGCGAGAAAATTGGTCATCAGCATGGCGGTAACGCCAAGGGCGTCGCCGGGATTTGGCGCAACTTCCATCATAAAGTTTTGCACTTTAGCAGCGGCGTCAGCCAACCCCTGCTCGTCCAATGCGTTCATTTCGTTTGTCATATCTATCCTTTAAATTTAGAAAATTTCATTCAACCGCATAATGTTGGCGGCTATCTCTTTATTGTCACCGGCCAAGGCAGCAGCCTCGCGCACCATTATCGGTGCGACTACTGACAAGGCCCGTCTGGCTGCAAAGCGGCAAAGGGCTATTTCCTTCATTGAGCCGCCATCTGAAAAGGCGGCAGGGTTGATAGCCTTTGCCATTGCGGTCACCAGATCTTCGACCGTTTCTATGTGGTCGGTCGAAATGACGGTCATCCCAGATCTTTTAGTGCAAGCACTTCGACGGTATTTGCCTCGCGATTTGTTAGGCAGGAAACCGACTCGCGCCCAAATGCATTGACGCAATACGATGAAATATCGCGGGAAATTACACGGGCGTCGTAGGACTTGCAGTCAATCACATCCGTGTTCCCAGCCTTCATGCCTGTCAAAAAGGGCAAGAAGAACTTACGCACTTCGCCACGGGGGTATTGAGGCAATTTTGTAATTTTGGGCGCAGGCTTTGGTGGAAGCACCTCAAGTTTGCCATACTCAAAACCATCTGGCCTAATGACCTTAAATTCCAAGCCAAGCAACTCAAGTATATCGATGGCTTGCTTTAATTT